TCATCATCTTCAAGTTTTTCGAAAATTTCATCTTCCTCATCTTCTTCGTCTCTTCCTCCAAATAATGTAGTAGCTTTTACTGATTTTCCGAGTCCTTTTGCTTTTATGTGATCTAATTCTCCGCTAGGTTTAATAATTAAACTACCATATCTTTTTTTTATTCTATCCAATACCTTATCATAATCGTCTGGTTTCCTATCTAAAAATGATTTTTTCTTTAGCCATCCAGATATTTGTATTAGATCTTTTTCTACTTTTTTAAAATCTGATTCTGTTAATTTAAGTTCTGGGTTCTCGATATTAAGTTGTATATTACTACACAAATCTTCAATTTCATAATATAATCTCTTTTTGTGTCTTTTGACTTTATCTTCCATTTCTAATCTCTGTGCATCTCTAACTAATTTATTTATTTCGTCTTCTGATAATCTTCCTTTATTTCCTGTTAATGTTATTCGACTTGTATTTTCTTCATTTTTTAAATCTTTAGCCGATGCACTTATAATACCATTAACATCAACAGAAAACGATATTTCTATTTCTGGTATACCTCTTGGTGCTGATTCTATATTTGATAAAGTAAATAACCCAACAAAGAAATTGTCTTTAGTCATCTGTCTTTCTCCCTCGTATATTTTAATGTCAATTTCTGTTTCATAGTCGGTTGCAGTTGTATATTTTTTTTTTCTTAAAGTTGGTATAATTGAGTTTCTTGGTATTAGTGGATCCATAACTGCCCCGATCGTTTCAACACCTAACGTTAATGGTAATATGTCTAATAGCACAACATTTTCAGAAAATGCATCATTTTTATTCGATAAAATGTGACCCTGTATTGCTGCACCGGTAGCAACAACTTCATCTGGATTCACAGAGCAATTTAATTCTTTTCCTCCAAAAAATAATGATAATTGTTTTTTTATTCTTGGTACTCTTGTCATTCCCCCAACCATAACAATTTCATCAATTTCGTCTTTTTCATACTCACACGATCTTAATACGTCGTCAACAGGTTTCATGCATAACAGAAACTGATCTCTACATAAACTTTCGAATTTATTTCTGGAAAGCGGTACAAACAGGTTTTCATCGTTGTAAAAGTCTTTTACTGCAATAACTGTTCTTGATTCCGTTGTCAATGTTCTTTTTGCAAGTTCACATTGTTTTCTTAATTTTTGTAATGATATTGTTTGTATATTAGTTAATTTTTGTATGTTATTTTTTCTTTTAAATTCTCTCAATGCATATTTGTAAATGCGATTATCGAAATCTTCACCACCTAAATGTGTATTACCAGATGAACCAATAACTTGAAACATACCTTTTTCTATTACTAACAAAGATACATCTAGAGTTCCTCCGCCAAGATCATATACCAATACTACAAGATTTGAACCATCTTTGATAGTAGCTTTTTCATATCCATATGCTAGTGCTGCCGCAGTAGGTTCGTGTAATATTCTGACTGCCTCAAGTCCAGCTATATGAATAGCATCTTTAGTTGCTTGTCTTTGCGAATCATTAAAATATGCTGGTATGGTCACAACTGCTTTCCTTATTGGTTTTCTGAGAAAGTTTTCCGCTTGATGTTTCAATTTCATAAGTATCATAGCTGAAATTTCTTCTGGTGTATATTCATCTTTTCTATTTGATAATCCACATGTAAAAACAATTCCTTCTTTCTCATCTTCTTTTATTCCATATGATAAATATTCAAGTTCGTTTTGAACGTGTTGATCTTTAAATTTTCGTCCAATTAGTCTTTTGGAATCATAATATGTGTTTTCCGAATTTAATTCCATTTGGTTTTTGGCTTCAGTTCCAACATATATTGATTTATTTGTAAATGAAACAACACTAGGTGTCGTCCTTTTCCCTTTATGATCTGGAATAATTTCTAAATTTTGATTTTTCCAAATAGATATGCAACTGTTCGAAGTTCCAAGATCAATACCTACAATAGTTTCTTCTTCTTCAATTTGAACGTCGCATTCTTTTTTAATATCTTTGTCATCTATTTGTGTATCTATTTTTTTCTCATTATCTGATTCATCTGATTCGTCACTAAAAAAGTAATCGTTTATTTTTTCAGACATTTATATGTATAATCGAGAAGTATTAATGACTTGTGTAAACGAACACTTAAGTCAAAAAAACTAATTATAAGTTGTATTGATTTATTTTTACACTCCACCAATTTTTAGGACATGTTTTTTTTATAGATGATATTTGTATTATACTTTTTATAAATAATTTTCTATTTTTTTGGCGTATTTTTTAGGTTTTTTTTTTATAAATTAATATTAAATTATGCCAGACTATGATTGTCCAATTTGTAAAAAAAAATTTACTAGAAAACAGCATCTCGACCATCACTTATATAAAAAACAATCTAAATGTTATCCTAAAGAATATATCGACGAGTCTCTAGATAAGTTCAAATGCACATTTTGTAATCTTGTTTTTTCAAGAAAGGATTCGTTAATAAGACATATTGAATACAGATGTCCAATAAAAAAACTTGTAGATAATCAATATCAAGATACTATTAAAAATTTATATGTTGAAATTGGTTTATTAAAAAAAGAGAATGAATTCATTAAAAAAAAATTTCTTAAAATAGAAAAAAAATTGGATAAATTATAGAGTTTATGTCCTTGCCTCCGAATACGAATTAATGTTTATATTTCCTTCTTCATTTTTCTCGTCTTCATTTCCTTCATCATTATCATTATCATTGCTTTCTAAATATTGCCTATATAATATCATTGGTACGATAAATTGTTTCATAACTTCTTTTTCCATTTTGTAATTTTTTAATGAGTCTTCTTGATCCGTTGTTGGTTCAATTATCCCTTGCCCGATTAAAAAATTATCTACTTCGAAATTTAACTCTTCCATATTAAATACTAATGATTGTATACTCGATTGTATATCACCTATCCTATGTAACATATTTGTTTTATGTTCGTTCTCAATAAGATGACTATTTTCCATAAATATTTTCATTTTATCCATCCGTTTTTGGTATTTCTCAAAATGTAATACAAAGGCATCTTTCAAAGAAGTATTTTTATCTTTGATTTTATCCATCTATATTTTTATAATATATTTTTGTTTGATCTAGAAAACGAAGCTTATATTTCTTTTTCTCTAGTTTCACTGAATTCTTTAGTTTCACTAAAGTTATTTTTGTATGTTACATTGAAATCAAATCCAGAATCGAAATTTTTCTTTGTATTTTTATTTTTTTTCTTGATCTTAATTTCTTGCACTATCACTTTTTTGGACTTCTTTTTCTTTGGCATTTCGTCATCATCAATAGTTATCATTATTTCGTCCAAATCGTCTTTCTTTTTCTTATGCTTCTTGTGCTTCTTGTTATTCTTTTTATGTTTTTTACCGTTATTTCCGTCATCTAAAGTATTCATAATTTTGTCCAAATTTTCCTTTTCATTTTCCTCATTTTCATTTAATAATCCTTCATCTTCTAAATGACTTAATATTTTATCTAGATCTGTTTTACCTTTTTCTAGTTTCTTTTGTTCTCTTTTAAAATATTCAGTTTTATCTTCTTTTAATTCTTGGTGACTTGCTGCATTGTGTTTGTATCTGTATTTGTATTTATGGGTATATTCGAATTTTTGTTTATGTTTATTATATTCTGATGCAGAATAAATAATTTTTAATTCGCCATTATGTTTTTCTAATTCTCCTTCCATTTTTTCAAAATCTTCGGTTACACCTTCTTTATCTGCATCTGTAACTTTATGAACAATGAGTTCTTCTTTTTCATTTATTTGATCAGGAATATCTTTTTTATCCATAATATTTTTATACGGCTGTATTGGTTTATTTTTTCTAAGTTCCCAATATAATTCTCTGTTCGGTGTAAAATCATCTTTCTTTTTATTCCATTTATCAGAAACATCTTCGTTATCACCTTCTATTTTTAAAGGTCGAAATATTGCATCTGTTAATTTATTTTTATCTTTCATTTGTTCTAAAATATTTTCTTTCTCTATTTGTTTTAGTTGTTGTATTCGTCTGATTTGTTCCATTTGCGATCTTTTCATCATATCCATTTGCATTATTTGTCTCGATGTCCTTTGGTTCATTTGTTGTTGAAACATTGGATTAGCATTCAACAATTTGTTCTTCGGGAAAACTAAAGAATTATTTTGATGGTTTCTATATACAGACAAAAATCTATTTTCATTCATTCTATTATATTACTTTAGGAAGAAACGTGTATCTTTTTCACGCGCCGATTTTATCATCACACTAAACATATTCTAAAAATAACTTAAGAGTGTAATCCATTTTAAAAATATTAATATGAATCCGTATAATGTTTTGGGAATAGAACAAGATGCATCTCATACTGAAATAAAAAAAGCATATCGTAAACTGGCATTAAAACATCATCCTGATAAAAATAATAACAGTAAAGAATCAGAAGAAAAATTTAAAAATATACAAATTGCATACGAATTAATAGATACAGAAGAGAAAAAAGAACAATATGATTCAATGAGTCCAAAAGAAAAATCTGATTTATATGAAATTTTAAAAAAAACTTTTTCTAATACGTCACTAAAAAAATATTCTGTATTAGTCAATTCATTTTTTCCGAAAAAAGAACAATTCAAAAATGATATTGATAATTTAAATTTTTCCGGACTGTGGAATCAATTATGTACAACTATATCTGGTAATCCAGATAAAATTGTAAAAAATGTTTTTTCCCTTGTAACAAAAGATATCAATCTAGATATTGATGTTACAATTGAAGAAAAATATAATGATGATTTTAAAGAAATAAAATATGAGAGACATAATGGTAGTGAATATGTCACAGAATGTATATCTGTCCCATTAAGAGATAGCACTTTTGTTAGTGCAAATATGGGAAATGAATCAATAGGGTCTTTAATTGTCAATTTCAAATTCGAAGATAAACAAGGGCAGAGATTCAGTATAAATGAAAATAAACTATATGTGTTTGTTAATATTTCTTTGTATACTTATTTATACGGAGGTGATATTATCGTGAAATTGCCAAATGGCAAAATGTTTTCCACAAAAATAGAATCGTGTATTCATAAATCATCATTATTGGAATTTAATGGACAAGGATTTCCAATCGATGATAACAAAAGAGACTCATTAATGGTTCATTTATTTATTGAAAATATATCATCACCTATGATTTCTGTAGATGATTATAATAAATACACGAAAACAAAAGAAAAAATTAAGACTTTATCATTGTAATT